ACCTACATCAAAAGCATGATATGTATGGTCAAAACTAAATGGACCTTTTAATATACCAGTTCCTAATAAACACATTTCAAAAAATACATGTCTTAAAACTGTTATAGCACTAGACTCTTCTAGTTGATCATGTAATAATTTTTCTAAATGTTTTGCAGCTATATCTGCTGGTTGTATTTGTGGTTCACCTTGATTAGCAGGTCCTTCATCAAAACCAACATTCTCAAACTCTTGTGCTAAATTTTTCATCAGCATATCTGCTGTAGCACCAGGTGGTATTTCTCTACCATCACCTTTAAATCCATATGGATCTTGTAACTGTTCTTGTTGTGGTTCTGGTTTCTTAGGTTTTAAATGTGCATACTCAGGCATTTCTTCAGGTACTTGAGTTGGATTAATACCTAATGGAAATTTACCACTAGAAAATAATACTTCTATTAATTGACCAAAAGCTGCTAATACTTTAGTCTTTGTTATCTTAACAAATACTCTTGACTTTTCGTTTGAACGAAAAACCATTTCAGGACCATATAGTCCTCTATAGTTTCTGTAAGCCTTTAGCCATCTTTTCTCATCGTACAATCTAGAGTTTTCAGATTGATAAAACTTTTCTCTTATATGTCCGACAATAGAAGATGATTCGCTAACCTCATCAGTTGCTTTTTTTTCTTCTTCCACTATTTAATATCCTTAGTAATCTCTTTCTTCAGCCATTCTAAAAATTGCTGGATCTACTTTTGATTTTGATTTACCTTTTTTATCATTACCATCACCAGTCATATCTCCTTGATTCACTTTTGAATTAGGATCTATAGCCATTGGTTCATTTGGTTTCTTAGGTGCATCAGGTGCTAGTTCTCCATGCATATATCTTTTCATCATAGTTGTTGTCCTCCTTAATCTATTTTTACCTTGAGTAAGTCTATCGTTCCATAAACTTTATCTTTGCCTTTTTGGAATATAGTATTCATTCCTTGGGTTACTCCGTAATTCATATTACGTTTAGGCTGCTCTTTTGTAATTTTATTATTTACTTTAGCTACATCTCTTTTTTGAGCAGCTTCTCGTAAATCTTTATCTTTAATTTCTTTAGGTGCTTTTTTGTTTTTAGTATCAGCACCTGCAAAAATTTTAGGTATAAAATTACTACTAGGTCCTAAATTATTTTCTTCCATTAATAATCCTTTTCATCAGCCATTTTAAATAAAGAATCTTGAACATGCTCTGCACCAGATTTAGTTGGAACAGTTACATCATATTCAAAAGGTTCTTGTTTTCTATGCGTATGTTTAGAAAAATCAATATTAGTATGTTCCCTGTTTGGGTTTTTCCCATCAGGTCCATCACTTAATTGACCTTGCTTAACTTTAGCTTTTGGATCAAATTTTGTTTCCATTGTTGTCTCCTGTTATATTTTTATTTTTTTAATCTTTAGTATATTTTTAGTTGGTATAGTAGTATAGCTACCACCTTGTTTTATTTCTTTATTATCTTCAAAAGAATAATCAGCCATTAATATTGTAGATTTAGAATCTTCTTTTACTATCCATCCTATACTACAACATACAGCTGTTTTTGCTTTTTTGATATCTACTATATCAGACCAGCTAGACTCACTAACGATATCTTCCCACCATACTAAACTTAATGTGTAAGGAAAATTTTTTCTATTTGTTTCTGGTATTTTTATTTTTTTTGACACCCTTTAACTTTCCAGAATTTTCCATAGCATAAAATACGGCTTCACCTTTTTTCTTGCCGTATTGTTTTACCATAGATTTTTTAATTTTTTTACCTTTTTTATTTAGTGGCATTAATATCCAAATTTATTATCTGATACTTCAAACGTATTTTGCATTGATGGATTAAATCTATTTCTAAACTTAGGATGTGTTGGTCTACTCATACACCCATATCTTAATGCATCATATGCATGATCTTCTGCGTTTGTATCTACGTCTTCAGGGTTTTTGTCGTCTGTTGGTAATGTTGATAATGTTCTGATTAAATTTCTACAATTAGAAAAGATTCTTATACCAGGTTCTGTATCATTTACTTTTAATCTTTTATGAACTTCTAACTTACCATTAATTCTACTTTTAGGTGATCTATCTGATGGTCTCCATCTACATCCATTTTGTATCATTGTCTCTGCAATACTTGGACCTACATCACCTCTCTTTGCCCATGTACTAACATCTAATACACCATAATGAATATACTCATCTCTTTCTAAACTTAGCACTTGTCTTGCAAAAACATCTGCTGTTACTTTCTTAGTATACAATTCTCTATAAATCCAGATATTATTATTATAGTCAATAGCAAACCATAACACACAAGCAGGAGAAGAATAACCCCAGTCAGCAGCACGAAATTTGTACCAGCCTCTAGGTATCTCAAAAGGTTCGACCACGTGAGTTGGTTTACTAAATTCTGGAAAAGCTGAATCTTCATATGCATCCCAATCTCCATCTAAGAATTGTTTACGTTGTACTTCAGGTAAAGATGCAAGCATGATATAATAATCATCTGTCTGCATCAAATAAGGATTGTCTTGTAGCTTTGCTGGAATAAATCTTCTGGTAATATACTTCTTACCATTAGGCGTATCAATCCCTACATCAAACGCAATATTTGGTTCACTAGGTTCAACAAACATTTCTCGAACCCATTGTGATCCTACGTTACCTGGATTACCTGTTGCTCTCATGTAGACAGGTATATCCTTATCAACGGATCTTAAAGAAGATCTTAAAAAATTATATATGTCGGGTGAAGGATATTGTGGAAGTTCGTCTATTCCTATCCACGTGTAAGATTGACCTTGGTATCTTAACGCATCTGTCATGTTTTCTGCGTAACCAAACTCTATCTTTGCCCCCGAAGGGAATCTCCACTCTTTTTCTTGTTCTCTCCATTTTGCTCCTGGAAATGCTTTCGAGTATAATAACTGAGACTTTTGTATTAAGTCTCTTAACTCTGGCATTGTCCGTCTTACTAGGAGTGCTCGGTGATTTGCTTTAGAGCAATATCGAAGTGGGTCTACTAGCATCGCATATGATTTACCGCCACCTCTTGCTCCACCATAAAATACTTCTCTTTCAGAAGATGCAAGAAATTCTGTCTGTGGACCTGAGTTAGGTTTAAAGATTACTTCTTGCTGGTTGATATGCTCTTGTACATTTTTAGGAGCACTCTCGATTATGTCCTCAGTAAGTAGTTGTGTGTCTTTGCCTGTTAATGCTTTATCAATAGTTAACAGTTTACTTTTAGTATTTTCTGCGTGACGTTTAGCAGAACGTAGAGATTGTTCTGCCTTTGCAACTTTCTTACGAGTGCGAGCTAGAATCTGTTTGACTGACTTCTTGGCTTTCTGTCGAATTATTTTCTTCGGTTTCGGTGGTGCTATTTCTTGCGAGTCTTTTTCTAAGTCCGACATGTGATATATATCTTCCTGTTTTTCTATGTAGCCAAGTTGCAGTTTCTCTTAATGAACAAGTTTTAGAATATTCTTTTGCTTGTCTAAGAGCATCTAATTCTTCTTTTACTGGTTCTAAATAATCGGGATCACTTGATTGTTTAAAACCAAATGGAACTACTCTAGCTTTCTTTTTTATCTTTATTGGTTCCATCTTTTGGTGGTAATATAAATATTCCATGTAATGATTTCATATTTATATCTAATTGATCTTTCTTTGTTATACCCACTCTATCTAATACTGAGTTCGCTGCTGCTAGACGAATGTTAGAGTGTGGTGTAGTCCCGTCTTCGTCTAGTAGGTCTGTTAACCGAGTAGCAGCTTTTGCAGAGTGTGTTGATAAATGCGTTTCCGCTAACTCTGTAATTTCTTTTTTGAGATTACGAATAACTTTTGGATAACTATTTTCCGAGTAACCAGCTAAACGAGCTGCTTCTCTTGGGTTTCCTCTCGCTTCTCCGAACAATACGTCTAGAAACTTTTCTTGCATATCTGTTAAGTTTCTTTTTTGAGTCTTTGTTATAGAAGAATCCATTGTTTGCATTTATAATCTCCATTAATTCTTTAAATGGGAGGTCTTTAGCCGATGAAGATATCTGCATCTTCTGCACTAGCCTCCAATTGATCAGGTTTTCTTATAATCTGTGGTTTAATTTGAGGCATTACAGGGTCAGTGCCAAACTTAGGGTCTATTTTAGGCTCTATTTCCATTCTTGGTTTAAACTTTTGCATCTTTTTTTGCATTGGTTCTAAGAAACCTTCAACATCTAGTGGCTCATTCATACCTGGTGAGCCAAGTGGTGCAGATTCTGTTCCTGTTAACTGATTATCTACAGGCATGTTAACACCTTTCTTCATTAATTCAAAAAAATTAGCATCTTCTGGCATGTCTGTGTCTGCTTTAGTTGCAGTTCGACCTTTGACTGGGAATACTCCCTGTCCTGTTCTAAGATAACTTGGTATGTTTGCTTCAAATTTCATAATTTATTTATTATTCGTGATGACCTCTTTTTGTTTATTAACTGTATGCGTGTCTGTGTGTCCTTTGAATAATATATAGTTTCTATTATAGGGGTTAATATCAATTTTGTCAAGTTTTATTTTTACATATTATAGTCTGCGACACTATAGACATAGACAAAATTGTGTGTGGGGTGTATAATGTTCATAGGAACCCCCAGGGGAGCCTATATATCTATAGCTATCGTATATTTACAGGTGGGTACTTAGGGTATTCCTAGGAATATTGTCGGAATATTTAGCCCTAGAATATAGCCCCCAGTGTAGTTAACATAGACTTTGGGGATTTTCTGGCTTCTGCATATATAGTATATAGGACTACCCCCCTGGCACACGCATAGGGTGTACCTAGAAAATTTTTGGTACAAATATATGGGAAAATTTAAGTACGTAGTTCATTATTGGGGGTTGTAGGGGGTTTACCCCATGCCAAAATTAAAAAAAATTTAATGCAACCTATAGTTACCACCCAGAAACACTCAGGGGATCATAGGTTTTTGTACCTAAGACCCCCTAAAGTTAACCATGTTTTTATCTAGTGAATATTAAATAACAAATTATATATCCACAAATAATTAGTATGAGTTCTTCAGTCATTAGAACGGAAGTAAACCCCATACCTTTTGGGCATATATAAAAGTATATGTCCCGACTACTTTAGTTTTATAAACTAACCATGCCATTGTTTGTTGCTCCTATTATTTAAAGTTCGAAACGTATTTATGGAAGTCTCCAGAAATACTATCAAACTCCTTGTTGTTGATAGTTGGGAAAAACTTTAAGTTGGCTTTCGTTTTTCCTTTTATATAATTTTTAAAGTTCTGATCCTCTAACTTCTCAATTATATATAAATGAATATCCAATAAACCTTTTTGCGCAATTGGATTGTCATTCTTAGCCAGCAAATCAATGAACTTCTCAGCTGAAGTTTTTATTTGTGTAACTTCATTTTGAAGTCTTTGATCCGCGTTGCCTCCTTTGCCTTGCTCCGCTTTAGCAACGTTTGTTAAATGATGGGTAGTTCCTAATGAACCTTTTTCCAAATCATTTATTTTTATCATTGCTTTATATAATGGCGACTCTACAGCATTAGCAACGTTTTCACTAGCTATTTTTTTAGGCATAAAGTATTGTTTAACAAACTCTATAACCCCACGTTCACCCCGAAAAGTGCAATAATAGTCTTTGCCCTTTTCAGCTTTTTGGAAAAAGTTTTCAAATAAACCTTCTTTAAAAACTCTTTCACTTTCGATGTCATTCTTACCAACTGAAAAAACTTTTTTGAAAATCCTAAATTCTACTGGATCAGTTTCCTCGTTTAAGAACTCACCATTTTTATATACGTCAGCATTGCAAATCATAAACATAATAAGCGGTGATACATCAGTTAAAACCCTATATTCATAAGGCGATTTAACTTGAATATCCGCCAAATTTTGTCCCATTGCTGGCACTAAAACTTGGTTTGTAAACTTACCATAGTCCTTTGCAATTAATGTTTTTCTTTCTTCAGCATCAAAAAATATTTTCTTTGCTGAAGTATCATTTGCTGACTTATCAAAATAATTTGAAAAATCTAATTGATTATTTTCAAACATCTTGAACGTATTTTGAGCAATATAAAGCATCCGCCCGTTATTACTCTTTTCATTACTTGCAACACTTTTAACCATGTCCCAAGTTTTTGTTTGTAGATCATTTTGAACTTGATCTACTTTCTTATTGTTTACTTTCATTTAGTACTCCTTTTTTTAGTTAATAAAAGTATCTTGAATATCTTATATATATATGGCGGGATTGTGTCAACTATGTATCTAAAAAAAGTATTTTTAATTTAATTTACTATATGTAATTTGTGCATACCTAAAAATCTTTAATAAGTGTTGATTTTATTAACTTATTGAAAACAAGCTCTACCGAAACAACTTTTAAATGGATCTAAACTATATGCAATTTACGCATACCTAAAAATATAAATGAGAACAAAGCAAGAACACTTACACGTGTGGAAATGTTCCACAAATGTTCTACAACTTTCACGTGAAAAAAATTGTGGTGTTTTGATTAAGACATAGTGAATAAAAAACTGTGTGGAGAAACTTATATAATTTTGATTAAGACATAGCGAAGATAAACTCTCCGCTACATCTTGTCCTTATGTTACAACTAACCTTTAGGGAGCATCAAAGTCATTTAATATATCCATTATCATATTTTTTTTATGACAATTGGGATCAACATCAAACGACCATTGATTATTTTTCAACATACGAATAGCTGGTTCAAGTTCTTTTAAATCCTCTGCAAGTAGTTTGTTGGATTTAATAAGACGATCCTTACTCGTACTCGAATTAGTTACATTCTTAATAGGCTTTGGATCAGGTAATCCAATCCAATATAAACCCATTATTTGTTCTTCATTATTTGGCATATATGTTCTCCATTGATTGATTATCTATTTATAGCATTTGTGGTGAGTGGTGTCAAGCGGGTATTGTGTTGGGGAATTACTTACTGAATCATTATGCACTAACTGCAACCAACACTATAGTTCAAATGGTTTCTTGCCAGAAACCTTACAATAGGTATCGCCTAGGATTTACGACCTACTCCCTGCACAGATGGTTAAGCTATACTGATTTTCCCAATATGTGCGTGTACAGATATACTTGTATAATATTACAAGGGCTATGTCAATGCACTTGACATTATTTATTTATTATATTAGATTATTTATATAATCAATAAACGAAAGGATAGCTAATATGTACTTGATATATACTTTAATTATGGGCATACCTTTCTATATGATTGTGATACTGCCCATCATACAGCTTCTAGCTGGATAATAAAGATAAACCCTGTGTCATTCACTTGACATGGGGTTTTTTATTTGGTATCAATAAAACATAATTAATCAATTACAGGAGAACAATTATGAAGAAAAAAGATATCATATCTAAGGTTCTTGCTACAGCTAAAAGATTAACTGATGCTGATGGTATACCTTTAGATATATGTGATGACTTTCGTAAGTGTATTACTATGATACAAGAAATAAACTCAATAGAGTTTATAAGTGTCAAGAAAGAATTTACACTTACTCCTACCAATTACCCTGACGATCACGTTGGCGGTAACTAATGGCTAAGAGTCCATCAAAACCAAAACTAGATATTGTGTCTGATATGTTTGTTGAAGAAACTATTAATGGTGAATATATGTTTACTAATAGGAAGTATAATCTTCAAGTATATGTAGACGCTGATGGTTGGCGAGAGGCTGAAGATAAGTTTGCTACTTGTCAATTCAAAAATCCTGAAGAGTGGGAAATATATGTAAAAGTTAGAAGAAGTAAAGATAACGCAAACTAACTTGACATCAATCAAATAATCTGATATTAATTAAGGGCAATCAACCGAGAGGGGATTGCCCTTTTTTTGTCCATACGACTGTGTATAATTTACCAGACGAAAGTCTTTAGCGAGATAAGTAACTGGCGTAAATAAACTGTGGCGATAGTTCATATTGAAGGGGGGTGGGTATTACATCTGTACAGACTTGGATATAGTAACTATTGGATTATCCATACTCACCCCGAAATCTTTTTTGTTTTTCTAACGAACCACAAGTTGATGGGGTGATCTCCCCTTTAATGTAAGGAACTACATAGACAACTTGTATAATGATCGACTAACAATTTAGATACGGGCGGTATGTATGGGGATCGTGGGAAACCAACCGAGTACTTCACCGCCCTAAAAAAATAATCAAACATAATAGGAGCAACAATGAAAACAATACACATAACAAAACAACAACTTCATATCTTTGTTGATAATGAAATAGACAAGTATAAATCTAAAAAAGGTCGTGCATTCTTTTATAAGAAACCAAAAAGATTAGAGATCGTTGGTGATAAAAGAGTAATGCGATTTGATACCAAAGATAGAAAGTTTCAAATAGATGGTGCAACTGGTAAGAGGTTGTATAAAAAAGGTGGTAAGAGAACTACTAGACCAGAACTTAATATGTTAGTTAATGATCTAGACATAAGAGAAGGATTTAAGTTTAGAAATGTACCAATGAACCAGAGACTAAGATATTTATTGATCGGCAAAAAATGCTTAAAATTCAATTACTTAGCCGATTCAGACTCATTCAAAGTTGAGTTTCCAAAAGCCACAAGAACACTAATCAAAAATCTTTATGCTAAAAACTTTGAAGACTTCGAGCAAAAAAATAATTTGACATAATCATATAACTGTGATATACAGTATTTAATCAGTACACGTTTTGCAAAGCGTTTGCGTCAGCTGTGTCTATAGTTACACGCTGGACATTTAGTACTGAGATTAGCGGGCAACTGACTATTGTTAAACGATGTCCAGAGTGGAGAAAGATTTGGGTTGTTTACCATCTGTAACTGCTCGGTCTCGCTGATCAAGGGTTAGTAACGCCCCAATAGCTATGGGTGGAGGAAACTCTAGAGAGTTGCTAACCCACAAATAAACCAACCAACAATGGAGGATAAATATGTCTACACTTATAAAGACATTAAAAGACAATCACTCAGACATGTATGACAGAGCAACAACTGAAGTTGACTTACAACAAATACATTATGTTAGTGATCCAGTTCTTTTTAAATTAAATAAACCTGCTTGGGCTGTAGTAGATACAGATAATAAACGTGCAATACATTTGCATGGATCTAATTATCAACTAGTGCCTTATGCTAAAATACTAAATGGATTATCAGATGCATTATTAAAGTATGGTATTGGATTAGCAAATACATCTATACAATTTAATGTACACCCTGATCTAAATTATCTTAGACTAAGAATATTGTTTAATGATAATAGTAAATTTAGTCCACACGCAATGAGAACTAATCCAAAAGATAAACTAAAGTTTGGTATTGAAGTTGTATCTAGTTATGACGCAACTATAGTATACAAGATTAGAGCAATGTTTCTAAGATTAGTTTGTCAGAATGGCATGAAATCATTTGATAGTTTAGGTGAAACAATTAAGAAACACACAACACATTTTGATGTTGATGATTCTTTTTTAAGACTACAACACATTGGTCTTACATTTGAAAAGATGCAAGATACATTTGAAGTGTATAATAGTTTACCATTATCAGCTAATGAAGTAGATAGTATATTTACAAAGTTTTCTAATGGTTCTGATAATAAATACAATTTATTAAAACAAGTATTAGAAACAGATATGCATAAATCTACTTTGTATGATGTATACAATGCCTTAACTAATTATAGTTCTCATAATAAAAGAGCAATTAAGATTGGTAAGAAAGATAGCAAAGAATACAGAATAGACAATAGTACTATGGACTCTATCAAGAGTAATGTAATGAGAGACTCAGAGATAGAAAACTATGTAGCTAGTGATCACTTTGTATATTACTATCACAAAGCCCTAGGTAATCTTGGGAGAAAAATAGCATGACGTTCTATCATGGACTAGGTATGTATTTATTTAATATGGTTGCCCTATTGATTGGGGCAATCATTGCCTATTATATTATTAACAAAATAGAAAAAGAAAGAAAACGAAAAGAGAATTTAGAATATCTATCAGGTAGAAAAAAGTATGGAAGAGACGATACTGCATAAGATATATACTAACCCCCCCTGCATTGACAGGTAATCATATCATATTTTAAGTTAAAACTCAATGAGACAAATTGACTTTATGCAAGAAATATGATATACAATCATTATGGAAAAAGCAACTATACAAATAAAAGAAAGATCACCAGAAGAAAAATTACTTATTGCAATAATACAACAGACAATGGAAGATGCATTTGAATTAAGTACATCTACTAATCTAACTATGTCAGACATACAACAATCTAGGAATTGGTTTTATACTAGAGGTTGTTCAATAATGTGTGATCACTTGGGTACAACAAGAGATCATTTATTAAAACTATATAATAAGTTATCAGACAAGTATAAGACTGGACAAATAACAAAAGAGCAATTAAGATTTGCTATAAGAAGATTGGAGTTAAAATTATGAAAGTAAAAGATTTAATAAAACATTTAAAAAAAATGCCACAAACAAAACAAGTTTTATTTTTTAATCACGATACCGAAACTTTGCTTAATTTAGATGATGGTGCTTGGAACGTTACTAATACAAAATGGGTTGAAGGTGGTAAAAAAGGGACTTACGTCAATCACGTTGAAATTGCGGGCAGATACACAGGTGAAGGACATAATGTGTGGGTAGAAAGTAAACAACAAGCGAGCAAGAAGAAGAGATAATATGAAACTAAAACAAATAGAAAAAAAGATAGGCACACTATCTAATCCTAGTAAGATGCCAGCATTTGGCTGGGGTATATCTGCAAAGCATTGCAAGACAGGATCAAAGTTAGCAAAAATAAAAGGTACTATCTGTCATTCTTGTTATGCATTGAAAGGTAGATATGTATTTAAAAATGTATTTGATGCACACGAAGTTAGAAGAAAAGCAATTGAACTAAACGAGTGGGTAGATTATATGACAATGTTACTGACCATAAAATACAAAAACCTAGATAAATCAAAGAGATATCATAGGTGGTTTGATGCTGGTGATATACAATCTTACTCTCATTTAATGAAGATATTTGAAGTATGTGAGCATACACCAAAGATAAAACATTGGTTAGCTACAAGAGAATATCAAATAATAAAACAAATCAAGGAAGAAGATGTGCCAAAGAATTTATGTTTGCGTGTATCAGCAATCAAAGTAGATAGTCCACCACCTAACTTTTGGAAGTGGACTTCTGGTGTACATAAAGATAAATCTGCAATAGGTCGTGAGTGTCCTGCACCAAAACAAAAAGGTGAGTGTGGTAGTTGCCGTACCTGTTGGAGTCGTAAAGTTAAACAAGTAAGTTATAAGGAGCATTGATGATTAGAATAATAATTATATTATTACTACTTACGTCTTGTAGTTCTAATAAAAATAATGTAAATCCTTTACAATCAATAGTAAAAAAAATAATAACAAATGGGTTAGCAAAATGAATGATATGAAAGACTACATGATAAGTAAGAACAAAGCAGAAGAGTATGAAAAAAAGAAAGCAATGGCTGATAGTGTATATGCAAAAGGAAAAGCACGTGTATACCCACAAGCCAAACGAGTTAAAGAAGATGTTATTCTTGATGCCATAATAGCAGAGGTAAGATCTATAATATGTGATTATCAAGATTCAATATCAAAAGACTTTGAACAATGTTTAAAAAATTTAATTGATCAAATAGAAGGATATAAACAATGATAACATATAAATTTATATACATGAAAAAAACAGATAATGGTATTGGTCCAGAATCACAAGATATGGAAGCTATGAGTTTAAAAAAAGCTATGATATCTTTTAATACAAAAGCAGGTGATGCAAAAGATGTATTAGTAGAATGGAAAAGCCGTAAAGGTAATGTTAGTTTTTATAAATATAAACTACCATACATAACAAGAAAAGAAAGAAAAGGTAAACTATGAGGGGTATGAGTTATAAAAACATAAGACCTATAGAAATACTACATCACGAATGGTGTAAGAAAGAAGGTAGAGACACATCGTGGTTTAAAAAGGAGGAGCAAAATGTTTTATTGGAATCCAAAAAGACTAAAGGAACTAAAAGAAAAAGGGTTTAAAATAAAAGTTATGACTTTAAAAGAATATAACTTGACAAATAATCAAAAGTGTGATAGGGAAAATAACAATGAAAAAATACAAGATAAGACTATACGGAATGGGAATACACGCAGTAGGCATAATATCATTTCAACAATATCCAACAGTTGAAGAAATAGAAAATGAAACAGCATTATATCTTAATGAAAAATTACTAACAGTTAAACCAGATAAATTTTATTCAGCAGATAGATATACATTAACATACGAGGAAGTATCTATTTGAATTATAAACAACAATTAAATGTTATACAAAGTTTGTATCTTGCAAAAGACATACAGACAAGAATAGATTGTCCATTTTGTAATAATAAAAATACATTATCAATAGACACTACAAATAATAATATATATTGGTATTGTTTTCATGCATCTTGTAAAGCACGAGGAAAAAAAGAAGGAGAAAAAGATATGCAGTATGTACAAAAAGTTTTTCAAGGTAATAAAGATTTACATATAGAAGACAGAGACTTTGAATTACCAGATAGTTTTCAATCAATATATTCTAATAACAAAGCTATGCATTGGTTAGCTAATAATAATTGTTGGGAGTCTTGGTCTTGGGGTAGAGCAGATTTTAAATATGATGTTAAACAAGATAGAGTTGTATTCTTAATTAAAAATAGAGACACACATAAAATAGTTGGTGCAGTGGGTAGAGCATTAAATAAAAATGAATTTCCAAAATGGTTTATGTATGGCAATAAAGATATTCCATTTAAATGTGGTGTATGTGAAGATGCAGTTATAGTAGAAGATTGTCCATCTGCTTGTGCTGTATCTAATATATTAACTGGTATATCTATAATGGGTACTAAATTAAAACGTACACATATGGATCATATAAAACCATATAAAAATTTATATGTATGTTTAGATAGAGACGCTACAACAAAAGCATACGACATGGCAAAAGATTTAAGATCCTCTGGATTTGAAAATGTAATAGTTAAACCTTTAGAAGATGATCTTAAATACTACAACACAGAACAGATAAGGAATATATTTTATGAATGAGAATATGAAAAAAGAAATACTAGATAAATGGAATGAGTGGAAGTATGATCTTTGGGAAGCTAATAAAAACAACTGGACTCAAAGAGATCAATCAATAGCAGAAACAATAGATCAAATATTATTAAAGGAGTTAGATGATAGAAAAGCAAGCGATTAAATTAATGTTAAATAAAAAGTTTTATAACCAATACAAAGGTTCAATATCTCCTACTATATTTTATGGAGATACTAAATCTTTATATGATACAATACAAAAGGCACACGACAAATATGATACTGACATAAAGATAGGTGAGTTATATTCTTTGCATACTGCAATATTTAATCCTGCATTGACTCGTGCTGCCAAAGAAAAGTTTAGTGAGTTAGTAGAAGATATAAAAGAAGTTCAAGAACCTAGCAAAGAAATTGCTGAAGATATAATGAGAACTCTATCTGATAGAGACTTGGCTCAAAGAATAGCAGTTGAAGCTACTGAAATATTTAATGGTAAAGAAGCAAACTTTACAGAGATTAGTGGTATGATAGATAAACATAAGACTAGCATATCAGAAGATAAGGAACCTCCTGTAACAAAAGACATATCAGAAGTTATTAAACTATTAGATGTTACTACTAGATGGAAATTTAATATACCTGTGCTAAGAGAAAATGTAGGTGGTATAGGTGGTGGTAATCTTATGATAGCATTTGCTAGACCAGAGACAGGTAAGACTGCTTTTTGGGTTAGCTTATGTGCTGGACCAGATGGATTTTGTGCTCAAGGTGCAAAGGTACATGCATTTATAAATGAAGAACCAGCTATAAGGACACAAATAAGAGCCATCTCTGCATACACAGGTATGACTAGAGATGAGATATTAGATAATAAATCATCTGCACAAATAAAATGGGGTGGTATAAAAGATAATCTATTTATGTTTGATACAGTTGATTGGTCAATAGAAGATATTGATGCACATTGTGAAAAAAATAAACCAGACATAATAGTTATAGATCAGCTAGATAAGGTAAATGTAAAAGGAACTTATGCAAGAACTGATGAAAAATTAAGACAGATATATACTAGTGTTAGAGAGATAGCTAAGAGGAGAGAGTGTGCAGTTATTGCAATATCACAAGCATCAGCTGATGCACATAATAGAAATAGTATTTCATTTGATCAAATGGAAAACTCTAAGACAGGTAAAGCTGCTGAAGCTGATCTAATTATTGGTATAGGTAGAAACTCTAATACAGATACAGAGAATAAAATAAGAACATTATGTGTAAGTAAAAATAAAATAAATGGATATCATGGTGAACCTGTGTGTACCATTAGAAGGAGTATAAGTAGATATGAAGTATGATATATTAAATCTTAGTAAAATATTTGAAGACTTTATTGATAAACATAAAGAGATAGATGAAATCGGTAGAGGTATGTGGTATGATGAAGAACCAGAAAGAGATTTAGATATTAGATATGGTGGACAAAATTATGTATTAACAATAAGAAAGATGAAAGAATGATAACAACAGTAGACGTAGAAACATCGTGGCAAGTAACAAGTACAGGTGGGTATGATCCATCTCCATTCCATGCAGATAATATATTAGTTAGTGTGGGTATCAATGATGAATACTATTTTACAAATCATAGTGAAAGAGTTGATCAAGGTTGCTATCATAAAATACAATCCATATTAGATAAGACAACTTTATTGATAGGTCACAATATTAAATTTGATTTAATGTGGTTATTAGAATCTGGATTTAAATATACAGGTAAAGTTTATGATACTATGTTGGGGGAGTATATACTTAATAGAGGTATAAGAAAAAGTTTAACACTAGAGATGTCTTGTCGTAGAAGAAAGATAGGATCTAAGGATAGTAGAATAAAAGAATTTACAGACAGGGGTATACCATTTCAAAATATACCAGCATATTTAGTAGAAGAGTATGGTAGAATAGACGTAGCTATAACTAGAAGACTATTTGATTCACAGATGGATGATCTAAAAATGGCTAAAAATAAGGGTTTATTGATGACTCTCAAGATGATGAATGAATTTTTAGTTGTATTAACTGACATGGAACGTAATGGTATTAATATAAATTTAGAAGACTTATCTAATGTAGAAAAAGAATATCGTGCAGAGTTTGCTTATCTAAAACAAAAGATAGATAAGATAGTATATAAACAAATGGGAGACACAAAAATAAATTTATCTAGTCCAGAACAACTATCATGGTTAATATATTCTGTTAAACCAAAAGACAAAAAAGAATGGTGTAAGATATTTAATATTGGTATAGACAAAAGCACTGGTAAAAATAAAAGAAGACCAAACTATTCTAGACAACAGTTTAGAAATCTAGTAGATAATAATGTAGAAAAACTTTATAGAACATCTGCACAACAATGCCATACATGTAAAGGTAAAGGTGTAATTAAAAGAATTAAAAAAGATGGTAGTCCATATAAAAATTATACTAAATGTCCTGACTGTGATGGTGATGGTTATTTATATACACCTATGGCAAAGTATGCAGGATTTAGACAAAGACCTAGAAGTGTTTATGATGTTGCAGAGTCTGGATTTAGAACTGATAAGATTACATTAAATAAAATTGCATCTGAAGCAGAGGGTGAGTTTAAAGAATTTATAGATTCTATTGTTAGACACAATGCAGTTGATACATATTTAAATACTTTTGTAGAAGGATTAAAAAATTTTACAAACGAAAAAGGTTTTTTACATCCTAAATTTATGCAAGCAGTTACTGCAACTGGTAGATTATCTAGTAGAGATCCTAACTTTCAAAACCAACCAAGAGGTAAAACATTTCCAATAAGAAAAGTTGTTACTTCTAGATTTGAAAAAGGTAGTATACTTGAGGTAGACTTTGCACAACTAGAATTTAGAACTGCAGTTTACTTAGCACAAGATAAACAAGGTATGGAAGATATAAAAAATAAAATAGATGTCCATCAATACACTGCAGATATTATAGGTGTATCTAGGCAAGATGCAAAGGCTCATACATTTAAACCTTTGTATGGTGGTGTTACTGGTACAGAAGATGAGAAAAGATATTACACTAAATTTTTAGAAAAATATAAAGATATAAAAGTTTGGCATGATAAACTACAAAGTGAAGCAATAAGATTTAAACAAATTAAATTACCAACTGGTAGAGAATATTCATTTCCATACGCAGAAAGAACACCTTGGGGTGGTTCTACATATGGTACACAAATAAAAAATTATCCTGTGCAAGGTTTTGCAACAGCTGACATTGTACCATTAGCTTGTATAAATATATATAAACTAATGAAAGAACAAGGAGTAAAAAGTTTACTTGTAAATACAGTTCACGATTCTATTGTGGCTGATGTTTATCCTGGAGAAGAAGATGTGATGAGTAAAATATTTAAACAGGGCACTGCAGATGTAATACCTGCACTTAAACAGTATTACAAAATTGATTTTAATGTTCCGCTTGACACTGATCTTAAAATCGGTTATGATTGGTTAAACATGAAGGAGGTTGAATGACCAAAGAAATAGATGCATTAGAAACTATGGATGAGTTTTCTGATGATCAGTATTCTGCTTTTTTAGAATACACTGCATTAAAAGATCAATGCATGATAGAACCAACTACATTGTATATAGACAATGACCATGAGTTTTTTTCAGAGTGGAAATACTTTGCACAATCTGATGGTTTAGATATTAAAATTATTAATGGGGAGACTAAAATATGTTAGCTAAATTATTTACTTATTTGTGTGGATGTGCGACACTATGCGTTATATTTTTAATGATATACTTGACATTGAGTTTATTTTTTTATTGATTTTTTATTCAAAATATGGTATACAGTATATTAAAAATAGGAGGACAAAATGTCTGATAATAACTTAGTAAATATAAAAGGAATGTCTGATGAGCAAATAATGCAAGCAATCGGACAAGACGATGGATCTAATATGGGTACAAACATACCTAGATTAAGTATCAATCGCACACCAGAAGATGACGATGGTAATCAATTACCAGTTGGTCACTTCTCTACATATGATTCAAATGTAGGTCAAAATGTTTATGGTAAACCAATTACATTTAGACCATTCATAAGTGCAATGCAATACATGCACTATGATGCAGATAAGGGAGAGTATGTAAATAGATCTATTATATTTAAAAGCTGGAAAGAAGAAGCCATAGATATTCTTGGTGGCACAAGATGTGGCAAGATCCCTTTTAAAGATAGATCAACTCTAACACCTCAAGAGTTAGAGAGACAAAGAACAATAAGATGTTATAAACTTGTGTATGGCTTATTGTCTTTTAACAATGGTAAAACTGCACAAGGTAATGCTCACAATGTAGAAAATTTACCTGCATTGTACAGAGTAACTGGTACTGCATTTTCACCTGTAAGTGCTGCCCTAGATCAATTGAAGAAGAGAAAGAAACTTATGTTTAATTGTACTTTCACTATAGATACTAAAAGGCAAAAGAAAGGTGGTAATGTTTTTTATGTTCCTGAGATAAGTGTAAACGCTGAAGAAAACTTACAGTTATCTGATATGGATATGGAAACATTAAAAGTATTTCAAGATTCTATAACTACAGAGAATACTGAAATAATTGCTGGTTATAATAAAGCAAAGAATAGTAAAGATAATATAGACGCAAAGATTGTTGAAGAAGTTAATGAAGATTCTCCAGAAGAAATCTTAGCATCATAATGAATACTATTCTTTTACAAGTTCAAAAGTATCTTGACAATGTATCAAAGTCTCCTGTAAAACTTGATACAAAACTAGTCCAGGAGTTTGGTGAGGCGTGTAAAAACGCCTTGCTTAAACAGTTTGAAGAAGGTAGAAGAGATAAGTTTGAACCTAGAATGTCAAATATAGGTAGACCTTTGTGCCAATTACAGATGGAAGCTAAAGGTGTTAAAGGAGAAGGACAACCTTACAATGTAAAAATGAGAAATACATTTGGGGATATAATAGAAGCATTAGCAATATTAATTATGAAATCAGCTGGTGTAGATATTAAAAATGAGCAAAAGAAAGTTACATATAAATTTAATGGAGATAAAATTGAAGGTAGACAAGACGTTGAAATTGATGAAAAAGTTTGGGATATTAAAAGTGCATCACCATATTCATTTGAAAAAAAGTTTGGAGAGTCAGGTGGATTTAATGAAGTCGTTAGAGAAGATTCATTTGGTTATGCGTCACAAGGATTTTTGTATGGGGAAAGTCAATCTAAAAAGTTCGGTGGTTGGATAGTTATAAATAAATCTACAGGGGAATGGACAGTATGCGAAACTCCTGCATCTGTAGATGAGCATAAACAGAAAGCACTAAAATTAGCTAAAGATAATTTTAAAGCATTGAAAGAAGGTAAACCTTTTAAAAGATGTTATAGTGATGTTGCTGAAACTTTTAGAACGAAACCTACTGGTAATAGAGTTTTGGGCTTTGTGTGTTCATATTGCCCATACAAACTTCCTTGTTGGGGAAGAGATAAATTGCAGTTGTTACCACAACAGCAATCTAAAGGTAAAAATCCTAAATGGGTTTGGTACACTTCTGTTACAAATCCAAAGGAGAAAACCAAAGAGTTTAGTGGTGAATAGTTTAAGGGGTCTGTTCACCATTGACTCTTGTTATGATGATATACTTTGTAATATATAAACAAAAAAAAGAAAAGGATTATAGAATGTATACAAATATGATTTTTAGTAGAGAAGAAGAAGCTACACAGTTTGCAAGTAAAAGTAAAAAAAGAAATTATGATTTTAAAGTTGTTGAATATAATAAAGAAAATTGTGATAGGTATTGGTATTAATGAAAAATAAAAAAATAGGTGCACTTAATTATATAAATTCTGTCAAGGTAATAGTTAGTCCTTGGGAAAAAGGTTTCAATTGTAGTATAGTTATGGATAGTAAATCCAAAATGTCTACAGAAGAATATGAATTATGTTCTACAATAGCTAGAGGCATGATAAAGATGGCAACTACTGATCCTCATTCCACGTTTCTGTGGGGATTACGTGGATATGCTGAAGATAAAAAGAAAAATGATAAAGACTTAACTATTAGTTCTGTTGCAGAATTTGATGATGATTCAAATGTTATAGACTTTCTTGAGTTTTTAAAAATGAAACGAGATAAGGAGTTAAACTAATGGCAACGCACTTAGTTATAGGTGATCCTCATTGTACACCTAAAGCAAGCAATGAAAGATTTCTGTGGGCAGGTAGATTGGCTGCAGATTATAAAGTGTCCCATGTAATATGTATGGGCGACTTTTGTAGTATGGATTCTCTATCTAGTTACGATAGAGGTAAAAAATCATTTGAAGGTAGAAGATATCAAAAAGATATGGATTGTTCACATGAAGCATTATCTTTATTTAATAAAGGATTAGGTAATCATAAACCTAAAAAGATTATGTTACATGGTAATCATGAAGATAGAATTGACAGATTTGTAGATGATAATCCAGAGTTAGAAGGATCTATAAGTATAGATGATTTAGAATTTAAAAAGTATGGATGGGAAGAAGTTAGATACAAAAATATAAAGGTAGTAAATGGTGTACACTATTCTCACCACTTACCCTCTGGTATTATGGGATCTGCAATATCTGGTGAAAATATTGCAAGAAGTATCTTGACAAAGCATAAAGTTTCTGCTACAGTAGGGCATAGTCATTTATTAGATTATGCAGTATCAACACTACCTAATGGTAAAAAGTTACATGCTTTATCTGCTGGATGCTATCTAAATCATAAAGAACATTTTGCTAGAGATACTCAGCATATGTGGTGGAGTGGTTTAGTTATTAAAAGAGAAGTTACAGATGGTAATTATAATATGGAGTTAATCAATATCAAAACTATAAGGAGGGAATATGGTAAAAGATAAGCGTACATATACAAATAAGATAGACCATGGTCACGATATGTCATATGAGAATGAGAGAAAGCATGATAATGTGCACTCTCCTTCACACTATATGCATGGTAAAAAAGAAACTATAGATGTCATTCGTGATGCTATGGAAGGTGATGAGTATCATGGATATCTTAAAGGTAATGTCTTGAAGTATGTTGCAAGATATAAATTTAAAGGAGAACCATTAGAGGATTTACAAAAGGCTCAATGGTATCTTAATAGATTACTTAAAGAGGTTAGCAATGGGACAAGTTAAACAAGCATTGTTAGAACTAGAAGATTTTGTATGTAATTGTTTACGTGATGGTAGAACGCTAAACCAAACTATACGAGATGCTAGAGAATCTAAAGAAGCAAAAGATAATCCTTATTTAATTGATGAGGATTTAGTAGAAAACAAATACTACCAATTTAAAGGAGCAGAGTAATGGAAGCAAGTCCAATGATAAAGGCTTTGAAAAAAAAATACGAAGCTGAAGTAGATGTAGCAAAAGCTACTATACAAGTATATCTCACTAAACCTGTAGGTATAGGTGAGCATCCACAAATTGCTGAAGAGATAGATAAACTATTAGAAGCAATATCTTGTGCATGTGATAAAATAAGAGTAATAGATAAATATTATCCAGATGAGGATGATATTCCATTTTAATAGGAGGACATATGGAAAAACAAATACAACCAAAACAATATCTTATTGATTCTGAAAAGTTAAAAGATATTATGAAATACTTAATGACTAGACCATATGGAGAAGTTATAACTCTTATGAATAGTTTAGCAACATTAACACCTTTCAAGTCACAAGCTGAGGAGAAAGATAATGGAAAAAAATAATAACAAACATTATACTGGGTTATTATTTGAATTAAAAATAGGATTGAATGAGAAGAATACTATTGTAATAGATTATGGAGGTAAACCTGTAGGTAAAATAAGAGAAGCCTTAAAGGGTTTACCTTACCATGGTAATCTATGTGCTGCCATTATAAATCATGCTAACTCAATGGGTAAAAAATTAGAAGATGATATCAAACAGATTATACAAAAAATTTAAAGTTTTGGTTGACCAAAAAAAAAGACACCTAGAGTAAAACTCTAAGTGTCTTGTTGTTGCCTGCGAGGGGGAGTCTATATGGCTCCCCTTTTTTATTTATATTATATTAACAGTTCCAAGCCCTTAATGCTTTATTGATTCTACTATTAGGATCATTAGCAGTTTTAGCTGAAGTTAATTTTTTCTTCATACCTTTCATCCTTGCACAAAAGCTAGCACGTCTTTTATTGCCAACCTTTTTACTAGGTCTTTTTAAATTAGCACCTGTCGTTCTTTTAAAATACTTACGACCTGCCTCATTTAAACCACCTGATGGATTTTGATATTTTTTTGCTACCATTATTTTTTCTTAACTGTCATTGCTGCACGTTTAAACTGTGCTGCAGTGGGTGCACCTTTAGCACCTTTCTTTCTCATCTTACCACCACGCTTTCTTTTAGCGTGTATGTTAGCATATAGTCCTTTTCTCATTATGCTTTTTTCTTTTTATTTCTTAACATAGCAAAGTCTCTTTTAGTAAGTTTACCATCTTTGTCCATGTCTAGTTTTTTTCTTTTACCCATTACTTTTTTACTACCATTTTTCTTTTTCATGGGTTTCATTTTTCCGTACATCATTAGCTGTATCTCCTATATTTAGCTGTTTTTTTTGCAATCCCTTTCGGTTGCTTCACATGTTGTTTGCCCTTTTTTGTTCCTTGCCGCTTTGCTTTTGTCGTTGCCGCATACTCCGCAGACGATAGACTCTTGATAGCTTTCTCTGGCAAATATCGCTCCCCAGTTTCCGAAGATTTCTTCCCAGATTTCGTTCTCCATTTTTGCTTTCCCCATGCTTTTAAACTCCTTTGACTTTTTGCAAGTGCCATTATGATTTTCTCCTTTTTCTTATACTTTCTTTTCCCTTTTTAAATATAGATGCCACCTGCGTTTTACCCATAACCTTTGCCCTTTGCTCACCTACAGTTAATATCTGTATTTTCCTTGCAAATGGTTTAGATATCTTTTTAACTTTTGCAACAGTCTTACGAGCATCAGAAGGAGTTGCAAACTTAATACCAACAGTATCTTTAGGATTCTCATCCGTATAAAGCCTCCTACCAGATCCTTTAGGTTTTTTGCCTGTACCTATTTTAGGATCTCTTTTTTTTGCCATAAGATCTCATTTCTTTAATATGATTCTCAATAATCTTGCTTTGCTTTTTATGTAAAGCTGATGCTTTCTTTAATGCTCTAGCAACTTTTTTTATTTTCTTAACCATTATTTATATCCCCCTCCTGCTGCCTTGTATTTTTTTGCTAACATCTGGGCTTTTCTTGCTGACCATTGACCAGGTCTGCCACCTTTTGAACTAGCCATGATAGAGTTAAACATACGTTTTCTCATACCAGGTTTAGTATAGTTACCTGCTTTATTTACTGTGCTTTTCTTCTTTGCCATCTTTTATCTCCTTATATTCATAGTCATAACTTCCTTCCTGTACTTCATCTGTAATCCATTTAGAAGTATCTTCTACGGACCAAATTCTAGTATTAACTAATCTATGGATAAGAGGTTTGCTGGGGTCAGCAGCCATAGAAGGATCAAATATCCTTAGTCTATTGTTGGGTTGAATTGCATAATTACCATCATCTAATTCTATTACATGTCCACACTTGTGTTGATCTGGTTTTTCTGCATAACCAAAATCTAATTCATTATAGTCACCAGCACACCAGTCAATTGTAAATAAGTATGTACCTTCTCTTTGTTTCTTTCTTCTAGATGTATATATCATTTTACAACCATCTAATTGATAAAACTTTGTAACACTTACATTATAACTAAAAGAATCCCATAACATTAATTCATTTAAAGGTAGTTCTTTTACATCTGGTTTTTTACAAAATGCAGATATTGGTGCTCTCCACCAGATACCACCATCTGTCATCATGTAATGAAATAGGGGAACTTGTTTAGGTATAGAAGTAAATCCAAATATTACGCACTCAAAATATTTATCATGAGAATCTTTTTGATCTCTTAAATAATTACCACGTACATAGCATTCTATAGGGGGTATGTTAGCATTTAAATACATTAGTTAGCCAATGGATTTTTAGCTTGTTCTTTTAATTCTTGTAAGTCTAACTCTAGTACTTCTATTTGTTTTTGTAATATAGCAATACTCTTTTCTATAGGAGCAATATCTACTGTTTTTCTACTTTCTATATCTGCAAGTTTAGTAGTAATTTCTCCATACTTAGCAAATCCACCACCAATAGCTACAATAGCTGCTACTAATGCTGCGATACCTGCAAGTTGATCTTTAATTTTACCCATTTTTTAATACCTCTATTTCATTTAATAGTTTTTGCTTTTTGTTTTGTATATCCATAATTTTTATTTTAGATTGAACAACTGGATCATTTAATATATATTGTCCCAAATTTACATCTTGATATATAGGCTTATCAAATATATTTAATTGATCGATGTATATATCTTTACCTATATAAAAGGGTATATTATAAGCTGTGATCATATCATTATTAACCATAGCTTTTAATTTTATAATATTTTTAACTTCTAAATTCTTACTAATATCTTTAATATCACTATCTACTTTAGCCATTTGTAAATCTATAGATCCTGATTGTGATTGTATTTCGCTACTTGCTGTCTTATTTTCTCCTGTAGTTTCTTTCGATTGTACAGTTTCTTGCTTGCTACTATCCTCTTTTTTAGCAGTGGTAGTCTTAGCAGTTTTGCTATTGGATTCCTTACTGATCTCCTTTTTTGATTCATTTTTTGTATTCTTTGTGCTTCTTGAAGACGTTGTAGTAGCATTAGGTTTAGCATTCTTATTACCTTTAGTTTGAGTATTACTTGTTGATTTTTGTGCTACTTGTTGTGTTGTTTGTTGTGATGTACTTTTAGTAGCAGTTGTTGTAGTAGTACTTGTTGTAGTGGCAGCAGGTGCTGTTTTAGTTTGTACTGGGGTATTTGTTGAAGGTGGCGGTGTAGTAGTTTGAGTAGGTTGTGTAGTAACTGGTGTAGGAGCCATCATAGGTGTTGCTTTTGCAACTGGTTGTGATGGTGCTATTGGTGTTCTAGTTAGCATAGGTGTAGCTGTTACAGTTAAAATTGGTTGTGTTTTTATTTCTACTTCTTCTTCTATTATAACCTCATTTAACATATTTGTCAAGACTTCTGTTATATTAGTTAATTCTTCTGTTATACTTTCATCTAATATAGTATTATCATAAGTCATAAATAAATCTGCACCTAGTAAATTAGGACCACCTAAATTTCTAGGACTAGATTCACCATCTATACCTGTCCATTGCCAATTAAATGTATATGCACCTGTATTATTATATATTAATGTATCTGTATATTTATGTGCAGTAGATCCATAGCCTGCGTCATTGTTTCTTATCTGATTAGTTTCTGATATAACAGATCCATTATCATCTAATATTTGTATTTTTGTACTATAGCTATCTTGACCTATACCTCTGTTACCACATGCATAAGATGACTGCGACCATTCACAATTTTGTACAACAGTATTACCTTGTAGTGTTATACCATTATTTAATTTTTGTTGAGTAGTAGTATCATCACCAGTTGTAATATTTAATAATGAACTTGAATATGATATTGATCCAGTTCCCGTAACTTCTATTTCACTTGTAAAATTTGTTGCATTACTAGATGTAAAGCTATTAAAATCATTACCTATTTGTGGTATAGTATTATCTACACTTTGTGCACTAGATGCATTATTTCCAACATTAGGTAATAAATTACCTGTCGTTATCTCTTCTGCTGAAGAAATTGTATGGATTAATATCATCAGCAAACTTACCAATAGTGTACATCGCATATATAGTTCCTATTATAATTAGTGTTATCCAAATCATTGTAATATTAATTTTTTAATTGATTTTGACCCATCAATATTTAATTCTAATTCTGCCATAGATTTTATACATTGGTATTTTATAGTGCTATTAGATTTTAATTCTCTTTTTGCAATACGAGATCCTTTGAGACATTCACTCATTGAGTTTTGAATACGAGCCTCCTTGATCTCTCCTTGCGCAATCATAAGTAAAGCTACCACTAACTCTGTCATTAATAGCCTTTTCCATTTTCTCTGACTTTATCTTTTAATTCTTCGATATCAGCCAATGCTTTGTTTAATTGTGAAGTAAGAAACTCTATGTTAACTTTGTTAGTCATGTTCATCTCCTGAGTCTTCTCCATCTTCTCTACGGACTTGTAAAGATCTTCCAATAAAAAATGTTGCTCTTGATCTACAGGTACTTGCTCAGATTTTTTAAGCAAATCATTTTCAAATAATTCTCTAGATGTCTCTAATGATACTAGCCTTGCAGTTAATTCTGTGTATGCGAACACCCCAGCTGCAACGAGCACGATCAAACTAGCAACTGTCTTCATAGGCATCTGTACGGCTGCCTGTTCTGATATTTTAAGTGGTTTGTTAGACATTATGCCCCGTTAAATAAATCCTCTGGTGATACTCTCTTTTTTTTCTTTCTACCCATATAATGCTCTGATGGTTCATAATCCCATCGCTTACCATGATGACCACGAATGTCTGCCCACCACATTCTTAATTTAACTATCCATTTTCTTACAGGTCTTGGCATTATTTAATTGGTTTTAATTTTTCTATTTTAATTTTATTTCTTAATTCTTCTTCTTGTTTATTTTTCTTTTGTATTACTTTTAAATTCTTAACATATATTTCATAGTCTGGTCTTAATTTATCATATTTTTTCCAAAGTTTAGTAGCGTCTTTACCAATCTTACCTTGAAATGGACATGGTGTACCTGCTTGTTCCATAGCAAAAAATACCCTTTCATCCTGACACAATAATGCTACAGCTGCAACTTTCATACCCATAGAATCTAATTGTCTAGATAGTTTAATTCTTTCACAATTTTCATCTCTAAAAGATTTACCACCAGATATACCAAAACCAAATGTTTGCACTCCCATACTAGCCCCAGTAGAACATACATCAATACCTGATGAGTTTACCCCTGGTGCATAAGCTGATGGTGGTGAAGATCTTATGTTAGATGTTGTACTATTTGTAGTTGTACTATTAGAACTAGATCCTGATTGATATGTTGTTGAACTAGTATATCCACCTTCAATAGCTGTGTTTCCCCCAGATACATTTGACTGGGTGCTTCCTGCATATGATAAAGCTACATATGCTGATATAAATATTAGAAATGATATAATTCCTATAATAATGTTTTTCATATTTAAGTTTCAGATTCCTCTTGTATAATTCCAGCACATACAAATTTTATATATATGCTATGTTCATTAACTTCTTCTCTACCTACCTCTCGTAATTTAGATTTAGATTGATTATAACCTTCCATCAAACAAGAGTATTCATCCTTAAATTCTTTAGGGAAATAATGTGGTTCAAGACAAGCATCAGCTGTGTATGAACAAAGAAATAGTATTAAAGCAAACTTCATTACTATTTTTTAAACTTCTTATTACTTAATAAATTTGTAACAGATATCCCATAGTTTCCACCAACTACTATAAAAATTAAATATAAATATACTTCTGGTATATTTTTTAACTGCTCAAAATAAAACTCAACTTTCTCTAGCATAGTTACATCACCATAAAATGTAGCGTAAGCAAGTATGCCTAGAGGTGCTAGTATAAATGCACCTAATACTAAATCTAAAATTAATGAACCATTTCTTTTGGCTCTTTCATTACCAGTTTGCATTTCTTGTAAAGCAATCTGATGCTTACGTTCACTTTTTTCTGATCGTCTATTCATATAAGTTCCTACGGCTCTTGAGCCTAACTTAAATAGTATATTGTATGGTATCATATTAATCTTTGTTATCTTCTAGTTCTTTTATTTTTTTATTTGCATCATCTAGATCCTGTGTAACATGTTCTAGTTTTTGCAAAGTACGTTTATTAGCACTATCTTTAGCCTTGCCAGCATCCTGTAACTCAGCAACTTCTTGCTTTAGGATTCTAACTTGCTCTTTGTACTCTGAAATAATTTCCTGATATTCAGGTTGGGACATACTTATAGTATTATAGCACCAACAACAAAACCTGCAACTGCAGATATGACGCAGCATCTATGTTTTGTCCATATTTCCATCATTTTACTTTTAATTTGTTCTATCATGTTTACTCCTATTATCCTAATAATCCTATTAATGTTGCCACTACTGCACCTAATCCACCTACTATTACATATAATATTCTATCTATTTTACCATGTAATTTATCTACGTCTTGATGTAAATGTTTTAAGTGATTATTTTTTATTGTACTTATTTCTCTTTTTAACCCTGTTATATATCCATATATAGATATTAAATGTTCACTAGTTGTTTTTGGTTGTTTAGCCATTAGTCTAACTGAAAACCACGAGTCTCTGCCATCTCTCGTAATTTACTAACCCTATCGTTGTATTGTAATGCATTTGTTTTTTTAATTAATCTATCTAAAATAGTTGTATTCATTAAGTCTGCTCTGTTTGTTACTCTTTCCCATATTTGATCAAAACTTAATCCATAGTTTTTTAATCTATCTACAATATATAAAGGTACAAAACCTTCTTTCATTAAATGCTGTGCACCTGCAGTTAGATATCCACTTATATCATCTCTAAGATTTCTTTTTAATCT